TCTCAAGGTCACGGATTGCCTTCGGGATTACGCAGAACACGGACAGCTTGAACACATCCATGTTCATAGCAGTGATGGTAGCACTTAATTCCTGAGTGATTTCATCTGTCAGGTTGCCCCATGCAGCGGCGCCTGTCTTGGAAGCGGAAAGCCACTTCTTTACGTTGGCAGGTGCGAAATTGATAAGGCTTGTGATGGCGGATGCCTTCTTTACCTCGTTCAGAGTGTAGTCGATGGTCTCTGTTGGGATGATGTCGATCTGGTCAGCTGTTACGGCCTGCTTTGCGCCGGCCTTAAGAGTGCCGTAGAAAGACTTCTCGTTCTCGGAAAGAGCACGGAAACCTTTGTCGCGGTTTGCCTTGTCCTGTCTTGCCTCCTCAAGGATCTGGTCGATAATGTCACCGTGAACAACTCCCATCATGTCTTCCATTACTCCGATGATGGCAGCGCTCTTGTCCTCTGCAGACTCGATTTTCTGAATGTAAGATTCCTGAAGTTCAGGTGTTAAAGCATTGATTCTCATAATATTTACCTCCTGAAAAAATTATCCCAGCTATTTGCCGGTTCTTCTGTTTTTGGTTCTTCTTTTGGCTGCAATGCGGCCAGGACTTTGTTTGCTACTGCATCCGCTATCACATCCGGATCCGGATTAGCCAGCTGGATAACTGCCGTTGGTGTGGTCAGTTTCTGCATGATCAGGCTAAAAGCGGACTGTTTCGGCTCTTTATCTTCTTCGTCATCGTTATCGATGTCAGTACAGAATCCATAAGCCTTTGCGTCTTCCGGAAGAATCCAGGTCTCATGATCCATAAGGTTTTTAATCTCTTCCTCGGATATTGTGGCAACCTGCTTGTATGCTTCCACGGATGCCTGGGTGATAGTCTCAAGGTCATCAGCCTGCTTCCGGAGTTCTTCAGAATTACCCATTGCCCAGGTCCATGCATTATGGACCATCAGCAGGGACGCAGGGGACATAACTCTCTTGCTGCCTGCCATGAACACGACAGAGGCAGCGGAGCATGCAAAGCCGTCACAGATCGTTGTGACATTCTTGCCGCTGCTTCGAAGTGTGTTATAGATTGCCAGACCTTCAGAAACATCGCCGCCATATGAATTGATATGGACATTGATATTACTAACCGTGACGGCCTTTAATTCATTCACGATGTTGTATGCGGAGCGGTCAGGGTCATCTTCCCACCACTGTCCGTATGTAGAGATATCTCCGAAGATATACAGATCCGCTACATCGGATTCTTTATTCTCCACGAGATTGTAATACCTCTTTGGTTCCCTCATACCTCTTTTTCCTCCTTTCCTTGTGCTTGCTCATTGACGGGTTACCATTACCTGACTCTTCAGCGTCTGGGTCTTCAGCGGCTTCTGCAGAGCCGCCTTCCCCCAAGCCTTCCGTCGTGTAATTCTTGGTGAGTGCCCTTGCTTGAGACCACTCTGTGTTAAGTGCTTCATATCCGACCATTTCTCGGATTTCATCAAAATTAAAGCCAATACCCCGGAGCTTATCCAGACTATTGGCGGAGTCGATAACATCAACATGCTTAAACCTTGCCAGCCATACGAAAACACGCTTGCCGTTCCTGTACTCCAGGTACCGGAGCATTTTCGCATTGAGGCTGTCGGTAATAACTTCCGCAACCGGCTGAACGGCATAAGTGATAAATTCGTTTGTCGCATCGGATTTCTCCGTGATCTTGCCGTTAAACACATCGATTGGGATGTCGTATGCCATGGCACACTGGTCATTGATTTCATGCGCCATGTTCTTCAGTTCATTGGATGGGATTGCCTTCTTGGTGTCCATGAACTCCAGGGAGGTTCCTTCTGTTTCGCGGATAATAGAGATCTCACTATCTTCTATCTGCTTCTTTAACTTATCCATGACCTGGTCAATGGTCAGGATGACATCGTTTCCGTTTTCGTCTTTTGTCCGGAAACTCATGTTCGCCGCCACTTTGTACTTCAGCTTTGGCGTTCCTGTTACTGTCACCATCTGATTCAGAGCATTGACCGCATCGTTATATGACCTCAGGACCAGCTCTCTGAATAGGCGGAGCTGTGGGTTCCCATACCGGAGATGAATGACTTCGTCACTGTTAAAACCACGATCCAGGGAATACGTATCGATTCCATCTGTTATCGTGATGTGCTCATAGCGCTTTGGCATCGTCACCTTATTGTCTGCCGTATATTTTTCCGCCATGTAATACATGCCGGACTGCAGCTGAACGATGACGCAGTCACCTGTCTTCAATAGCTTCCTGGCTACCTGATACCAGAAGTCAGTCCCGGTCTGATTATCATTCGGGGAGACATTCAGCCTGTAATAACCCGGACCCCTGTCACGCTCTTTTCCCGTCGATAGGACGATCTCCGACTTGGCTATGGCATTGGCGATCATATTGACCGCCTTCTCTTCTGCCAGAGACGCAAGCTGCAGCTTGTTAAGGCTTGCAGTTATGACCTCCAGCAGGTTTACATTCTCACCTGTCTTTTTCCTGAATAACCACTCAAACATAAACTACTGTCTCCTTCAACAGATCAGCGGAAAACTCCGCGACCACATAAGCCATAAAACCATCATTCTTCCTCAACTTTGGCTCAATCTTAATGAACTGCGTGTTACCAAATTTATCGACTTGCGTTCCGGTATTCTGTGTATACCAACGCATGATCGCTGAATCTCCGTAATCTATTCGACGTTCGGAGAATAGTTTTTCAATCGTTGGCGCTATGATCCCGCATGCCGAACCGATCTTCCTAATCAGGCGGACCACTCCGTTCGGGTTCTCCCTGGATTCGATAGAAATGCCCCTGTTTTCAAATTCAGTCTTGAAGAGCGTATACCGGTAGGTGTCCATGCAGATCTTAACGACCACATAATCGCTCATGACTTCCTCACACCAGTCAATCATCTGGTCAACAGGAATTACCGGAGCCACTACGACCTCAAAATCACGGAAACCGTCGGTCCCTGCGTTCCCGATGGGGAACTTGATGCTCTTCAGGAATGGACTTTCCGAGCATATCCACGTATGCTGCCGCCATTTATGGTTTCCGTCATTGTCAATGGTCAGGACGCCTGCAGAAGCAAAGTCGCGAACGTCGGCATAATCGATTCCAATGATAGCCAGCTTACCTTTTGTATCCTGGGACTTCCTTGGAATCTTCCGTTCCTTGTCCTCAAAAGAGCAAGCCAGGATGTTTTTCCAGCTTGTGACTGCACTGGCTTCCTTGATCTGGGGCAGATTACATCGCTTGGTGACGTATTCAGCCCACTTCTCAGGGTCGCCCTTGGCCTTGATATAGCCTCTTCTGATGGCTTTCTGCAGCATAGGCAGATATTCCATGGAAGGATTGGCCTTGTGCATGGATTCCTCGTTGCCTATCTCCGATTCCTTGTCCAACCGGCAGAGAAAAGGGAAAATGCCTAATGGATTATCGCCGCCATTCAGGATCCTGCTGCAGTCATCCAGTAATTTGTCCAGTGGACCTTCCCTGACATAACCGTTTGTGGTGATGATGATCTCCCGGAAATGTCTTTTCTTACCTTCCGAAGACTCGAAAACGTTGACAGCGTCATTGTTCTCATAAGCATGATACTCATTGAAGAATATGCAGCCCGGCGCCTTACCATCCTTGGTGGAAGCGTTGCTGGTGTTGTACCGGAGTATCGAACTGGTCTCCAGGTTCTCTATGATTTCCTTCGTGACGCGGAACTTTCCCTTGAACTTGCTGTTCTTTGACAACCGGTTATACACCACATTGAAAGTATCTTTTATCTGCTGTTCTGAATTGGCGATCAACTCCACATGATACTCAGGTATCCCATACAATGGAGTTTGGAAGAAGTTCGCCAGCGGGGCCATGAGGCCGTCCTTGCCATTGCCACGGCCCATAAGGATGACGATCTCCGGGAAGACCGGTTCATCATCCGAGACCGTGTACATAAAGAAGAAAGCTATGAGAAACTTTTGGTATAAAAAAAGCGGGTAGAAATTATTTTCGATGTACTGCAGGCAGTTCCTGTAGGTGTCTTCATCAAAATAAATATCTTTCCGCTTTAAGGTGGGCTTTATGATGTTTTTAATCAGCAACTTACGGTCACGGTTAATCCATTCCGGATGATCTTTGGCGTACTGGAGATAGTCATCTATTTCCTTACAGATAATCATCCTTGGATGCCGCCAGGACAGGCGTTCTCAGGTCGAGCTTGTCGAGGATCTGCAGCATAACCGTTGTCTCCCGCTGCAGGTCACTGACTGATGGATTTGCAATGGTCTTTGAGTGACCATTCCCGGTCTTGACCGTGATACGGATGCCACTTTCTTCGATGTCTTTCCCCAGACGCTCTTTGACACGCCAGTGTGTCATGTAAGTCTCGACCAGGTCCACACAGTAATCCGTGACCTTGTTCTGTGCTTTCAGCTGATCAAGCAGGGATTCCTTGATTTTTTCCTCTGTTGTCATCTTCGTCACCTCTCTTATCCCTTTTACCTGTTACATACAGAATTTCTCCGGAGTCTAG